GACTGTGGTTGACGATTGCGCCATGTCTCAGCCCCCTATGCTTCCGTGAGGCCGGTATGCCTCACAATGGATAGAGGGTTGTAAATGGCCAGGCCCGGGTAGACCTCTACCCGACCCATGTGCCCAGGCGCTGCCTCAGTCTCACCAAAGTCTATTACGTCGAACGACCCGCCCAGGCCCAGAAGGCCCGTCACGTTCTCGTCCTCGCCAAAGGCGATGTAATAGATGCTTGAAGTGACACTGCTTGACCCCTGCGTTTCATCGAACGCAAGAATAGCAGAACCTGACGAGTCATCACCGATGATCCGAACGGGAATCCCGTTCCATTGCAGAATCTGGCGACCAAACCGGTCATCCCCTACATCAAGCAGGGAGAAGTAACCAGATGTGTTGCGACCAAGGGTCGTCAACTTGCGCCGGATAAAGCGGTTCATCAGGATGACATCAGCACTGGACTGGCTACGCAGAAGATCGTGCGCCTCGTCCATTTTCGCCAACGTGAGGGGTCCGCCGTTCGTTGCCTCAGCAATCGTCTGGCCTAAACCCTCTGTGATAAGGGAGTTGATTCCCTTGAAATCCTTGGCGGTACCAGTACCGTCGAAGAAATACTTGTCGTAAGTCCTGGACATGGCCTTTGCGAACTTGGCATACTGCCTGGCTTTCGCAGAGACTACGTTCCCACGGACTCTGACAAGGTAGTTATCGACAAATACCTCGCCACCAAGGATAGCCGTACCAAAGTACCGCTCCGTGTCTGTGCCGAATGACCTGGTATAGGCCTCGTTCACATCACGGAAAGCAGGCGATGGCAGGCTGTTTTCGACCTGCACCTTGAGAGCGTTCCCGGAGATGGCGGTCTGAGGAAGTTGTTCAAGAATCGGAGATTCCTGAATCAGGGTCTCAATGACCCCACGCTTCAACTGATCGTCACCATACTTCGCCGCTTCAAGGAGGGTCACGCTGCCGCTTGGCATATTGCTGGCCTTCCTGTGGTTAGTGGGTGATTATCGGGACCCTCTAACTACGGCGCTTGCTGGGCTTATTCTCCAGTGCCCACTCAATGGCCTGCACACCGGTCAGACTCGCCGGGTTGTTCAACGGCGTTGGCTGGCCGGATATTGCGCCCACCTTGCGGGCCCTGTCGTGTGCCTCAGCATCGGCATGAGAACCAGAATCAGGTGCCGGGCCAAGGAAATCCTCAACCTGGCGATCCAACTCCTCGCCCTCATAGCCACGCTTTGCTAACAGGTCCCTGGCCAACTTCTCTTGCTGACCACGGCGATCCTCTTGGATCTCCCTGGCCCGCTCCTCAAGTTGACCTATGTCGACGCCATCCAGATCCGTGGGCTCCACAAGCGACAAACCGTGCTGCTGAATAACCTCTTGGGCTTTCAGGCCGGTAAGTTCGGTTCTGAGCGATTTGTTCTGTTCTAGCGTTTCCTCCAACTTCTGTCGGAGGGTGCCGCCCGACATCTCAGAAATATCATCGTTGTCATCGAATGGCATATGTGTCTCCTGGTCTCTTACGCTCCCAGACCCCAGGGGTATCCGGGAGGATGCGTATATCTAAGTATAACTGACACGGCTGTGTCAAGCGGTCATTGCCGTGCCGCCCGGGCTGGTTGCGCCAAACGAGAACCTTTGGCGGTAGTGGCGAACCCTCCTGGGGCTCTGGATCTCGCCAACTCTCCTTGACGGGCCCGTGTCAAAAGGTCCATCTCCGGGGCCTGGCTCAAGAAGATAGCGTCCTCAAACTCCCCCTGGCCGAACCGGCCAACTCCCTCTCCCTGGACATTGGTTCTGCCAAGCATGGAACGGATCATGGATCCCTGGTTGACGAAGGTCCCGTAACCCCTCAGCGCCTTGGCCCGGTCAATACCGGCCTGTCGGAAAGTCCCCACACGCTCCTTGGACGGTGCAGTCAGGCCCTGTTCCATAGCGGCACCACCGATCAGAGCAAACTGGAATGCCTCTATGAGTTCGTCCAACTCCAGTAGAGAATCCCCGTCATCTGGCTCCCCTAGATATAACGCTTCCACCAACGCCTGGGCCTCCCCCTCGCCGGTGAGTGAGTTGATTCTTGCCAGGATCCCCTCGTCCACTATCCCTTGTGTCCTCAGGTCCTGCAATGTTTCCATGGTTGCATCTAGGGCAGCCTGTGTGGCGTTGGCCACCCAGGAGGAGTAATCAAAGTCTGCGTCCAGCACGTTCTGGTTATATTGACCAGCCAGGGTGGCTGAGGCTTCTGGGTCAACAACCGTTTGGTACAGTTGGTCGACACCAACCTCCATATTGGCATAGGTGCTGAATGCTGCACGCACATGCCAGGAGTTATTCGTGAGATCCCGGTATGTGTCCAACCTGGACTGTAGTTCTGCGGTGGATATTCCACGCTCCATCAAGGTGGCATAATCGACTGGGTTCTCTTTGGTGGCATCGAAGATTTGTCGCCCCCCGATGCTCCCGGCGTCTTGCAGCACGTTCCGGTATTCGCCCACCTGATCGACGTATGCCTGCTCGTTCAGGAATCGCATACGACCAACGTCGTCGGTCATACCCGGGAATGTGGCCCGGTAGTTCGGGGTGTCCCGGACCTGTGCAATCAGAACATCGGTGTCTGTGTCTTCTTCCACCGCCGACTTGATCATCGCACCCAAGTTCAGGTTCTTAGCCCACGGGAAATGTTTCAATGCCCATTCCAGCGCAGTTTCCCCCTCCGGTTCGTCAAAGTAGGGAATCGCCTCTGGGTCGGGTTCGGCTATTATCGTTACTTCCTGCTCCTTCACAGCAGTTTCCGCCTGACCGGAAGCGGCCAAAAGCATGTCCTCAGACACATTCCCTGCGTGAAAATCTACCGGGTTTATCCCTACCCCTAGTAGGGTCTCATTCATAAGCGCCGTGTGAGAGCCCAACTCAAGAGCATCCCCACCCCCAACGATCTTCTTCTCCCAGTTCTCAATAGCCTGCCCGTGCGGGAGAAAAGCACTACCCGTTGGACCTGTATGCTGACCGGTTTCCGGGTCGTAAACCTCAAAGTTCGTGAAGGAATATGGGTCGTCGCCCACATACGGGCCCGCCGCAGGTTCACTCCACCAGGGGTGGCGAGGGTTGGCCTGGGCAGCCGGGGGAATCGTTAGATCATCCTGCCTGCCAGACACGGGGGCGGTCCCGCCAGCGAGAGTCCCCGTTCCACTAGTGAGATAACCGTGCGACACGCCACGGGCCCCCGCACCCCCGTACATGCTTTCCACGCCGGTCCAGTCCTCCACCCAGCCACCAGTGGCCGGGTCCGGGAACCCCGGTACCCCACCGGTCCCAGTCCCACCGTTAGCACCCCGGTACCCTGGGCTGAACTCATGGATCGCCCCAGTGGCGTTGCCGCTGTGGATCGGGTTGCTTTCATCGTTCGGGTCTGGGTGAGTCTGCCCCGCATATATGGGGGCAAACCTGACTGTGACTATCTCCCCCGCTGCGTTCCTACCTGTCCATTCGGCCATTAGAAAATCCCACCTCCGCCACTGAAACCGAACGTATCACTCATGGTCCTCATCGTGTCAGCCGTGATCATCTTGGCCCGCTTCGACGTTTGCCACTCTGGCTTCTTGCGAAGTCTGGTCCTGTAATCAGTCGGTGTTTCCTGGTTCTGTAAGGCAAGCATGATGTCGCTGTTGCCCAGCGGGTGGGACGCATTTACCGGGGACTCCATCTCCGTGTTATGCACATCAACATAAGGGGCGGCATACTCTGTGGTACTCAGCAGATCGGGTTTACCCGGGAACTTCGTAGACGCTGTGGCCCGAATATCATCCATCACCTCTGCCATGGAAATCTCGTTGTTCATCAACTGTGTAGCAAGATCCGACACATCCCATGAGTATATTTCCGGGTCCAGCCCCCACTTGGCGTAGGTCTCCTCCAGCAACTGTTTCTTAGCCTCAAAGTCGACCGCATACTGGCCCATCGCCACCGTGGTGTCGTGCTTGTGGATCTTCCAGGCGTTGTTGTATTCGCCCGGCATACCATCCGCATAGGACTTGATGGCGTTACCGACATCCCAATAGGTGGATCTCCCCATGGCGATGTCTTCCGCCCACCCGTGCAGCGTCTTCCCGCCCACATTTAGTTCAGTGTCGGGGTCCACAAACGTGCTGGTGTAATACTGGAACTGCTTGTAAATCCCATTCTGAGGATCCGTCAGGACCCGGTTGATCATGGCCCTCTGTTCGGCAGCAGTAGCAGTTTCGTAGTTGGCGAACAGATTGTTTCTGCCCTGCGCCCATTCGGTAAGGTTGATTTGGGACTTGATGTAGTCAATCGCTGTTAGTCGTTCCGGGTCAGCGACCACCCAGGCGATGACCGCCAGAACATCGTCGTAATCCAGGGCATCTGTTCCGGCCAGAGAGGCCTCTACCACCAGTTGGCGAACGACCTCGTTGATCGGCAGCGCATCCTCATCGGGTGTGAGGAACATCCCAGCATCGTTGAACCTGGGTGTGATGGGTTCGTTGCCGCCAGACAGCCAGTAGTCGTTCCCCACGACGTTGGCCACCCAATCTGAGCGACCAACTGCGGTGGCTACCGTGCCGGGTGGTGGAGCAGTGACCTCCCAATAAACCGCTACACCATCTCCGGCCATCCCGGGTTCTTCATCACCAATAGTTACGGCGTAGTACCACTGCGAGGCCGTGGCCGCCATCGGGGCACCAGGTGCGCCACCGACACCGGGGACTTGGTAGAACTGGCCCTCGCCCGTCCACCCTGGTAGTGGGTCCCCGGCAAGGGCGCCAAGGGGGTCGTCACCGGTCTCGCCACCGGTCTCGCTACCAGCGGCGTTCGGTCCCCCATAGAAGGATGTGTCCACGATTGTGCCAACGTCATGGCCTTCGTAGATTCCCTCCAGCGTTGTGTATCCCTCGTCCCCGCCCGCATACCCGGACCAGATGGCGAAGACCCCCTCGTTGGGGTCGATCACGGCAGGGTCCGCTAGGACCGCATTGAGCGTCGACCCACCAGGCCGCATGAGGTGTTCCAATATCGGTGCTGCGAAACTGTCCCTGAGCGTCGCAGCGGTTCGGTCCACCCCCTGTTCCCTGTCGTAATAACTCATCACCGGGGGGACGTTGTCGTTGTATTCGGTCATGGGCCGGTCGCCGCTAAGACTGGCAGCCCGGCGTTCAGCGTCGGTGTCGAATATTGAGTCCGGGTGACCCGGCCAGAAGCCCGCCAACTTGGTGGTTCCCATGGGGTTGAATGCGGCCCCAGAACCCTCACGTTTCATCCAGGTCACCAGGATGACTACGTTGTCCCGGGTAGGTTCAGCCCCCAGTGCTGTTAGGACATCTGCGGCAAATCTAGGAAGTTCCTCGTCAGACATTACTGGCATTACTGAAACGCCTTTCGCCACTGAGCCATACGGCGATACCAGGTACCGCCCCTAGCCGACGGATCAGATATAGCGGTCTGACGGGCCCGTACCATGTCGCCTGTTTCCATCCCGACCTCCGTCGCCATGCGACTCTCCGCTCCCATCAAAGAGGCCCCCGCCCCAGAGAACCGGCTAATCCACTCCTCCTCGCTCATGTCAGTAGGTTTGTTCTGGTATAGACGCTCGTAGTCCTCAGAGCCCCGTACCGCCCCCATGGCTTCCATCCTCATATCAGGGGTTTCGACAAGCGGCCCGGCCCGGGAAGGTTCCATCACATCCCGGGCGGGGTGTCCAGGCCCCACACTGCCCCGCCCGTTTGCTGGAATGTTATTCCACACCGGGGGGATCCCCTCAGATTCTCTCATCTTTATCCCGAACTCCGTCACCATCTGATCCAGGTCAGCGTCACTGAGCGGCCGAACTCGCCAGCCCTCAGCCAACACCCGGGCAGCCTCCCGCATCGTGTCGCCCGCTACCTCTATGGGCTCCTGTGCGAGCAGAGTGTCCAAGTAGCCAGCGAACCGGAAAGCCCCCACAGAGTCTTGGGCGGTAAACGGATCCATTTCACTCAAGGCAATCTGCCAGTTTGGACCCAGGATTTCCACCACAGCACTGATCTCGTCATCTGTCAACAGGGACTCCATGGTTCCACTACCGATCCCCATGACACGGTTCCCCAACAAGGGACCGCCGAAGGCGAATATCTTGGCCTGCACATGGTTGTACCCCGACTTGACCCGGTTGTCGTATTCCCGGACGGCTCTCGCCACTGCGTCCTTGGTCGCCTGGAGGTCTACTGCTACGTCACCGGTCACAGTCCGTGTGCTGCGGTGTCGTTCCTCCGCTGTCGTGGCAATGTCAAACAGGGCCTCTAACGGTAGGTCTGAGATAGCGGCTGTTTCCAACAGGTCGTACCCGAAGGGGCCTTCCAGGTCCAGGAAATCCACGCCGTACTTGTCGATCAGTCTGATCACATCGTCGTAGGCGAAGATCCGTGAGTCTCTCGCTCCAGGTGCCCCGATTTCGATGTATTCCAGTGCGGTGTCGGTTGTTCGCCCCATGCGGGCCGCAGCAGAAGCCAGGATCGGTGTCCAGTTGTCGTTATCTTTGACCCCTTCCCACCAGGCCATGAAGGCCTGGACACGGGTCGGGGGCGTACCGTAGTCCTGGGTCGGAGTGTGGTACGTCGGACCAAGGCCGAAAATGTCTTCACCTACTGCTACCGGCTGGTACCAGGACGGGTGGGGTTCTCCCCGGGCGTCGATCACAGCCATGATGTTTGTGGCCATTATCACCAGGTAGTCGTAGTCCGCCTTGTGTATGTCGATGCCAGCGACAGGCCCGGAGGGTGTTGTCTGGGTGGTGTCAATGGCCTGTGGGTATACGAGAGTGGAATACCGGTAGAAGATGCCAGGGTCGAAACCCGCCCACAGGTCGACATAACCACCGGTTGAACCGGGGTACTGCCCCGTAGTGGGCGCACCTGATGGGGCCGTCGTGGTTGGTGGTGGGGTCGTCGTCGTCGTCGGCGGGTTAGTCGTCGTCGTCGGCGGGTTAGTCGTCGTGCCTGGCGGAACTGTCGTCACTGGAGGCTTTGGTGCCATTTATCGGATCTCCGTGCTGATGGGGCCATATTCCCTGGCCCAAATGCGATTGTATATCCCCAGGAAGTCCTGGTCGACGCCTACATAATACAGAGCGGCATCACGGACGTTCGCATGGAACTCTGGCGGCATGAAGTCAACGTCTGTCAGATACCACCCAGATTCGCTAACGGCTTGACGCTCCGCTGTCAACCACGCAGCGAACGGCTGAACCGCAGTCCTGTCTACGTCTTCGACACCGGTGTTCGGGTCCAGCCTTACTGCCAACTCGTTGGCTATCGCCACACCACCACCGGCACCGCCCACCTTCTCCGCCCCCCACGACGGGTACTTGACCAACAGGTCGGCCTCAACCCCTTGCAACCAGGCGTTCAACTTCTCAAAGTCCTCGCCCTGTCTGTTGATAGCGGTGTATGGAAGATCCGATGCGTGCAGTTGGTCCCTGGCCCAGGTCTTGGCTATGTCCCATTCCTCCCAGGCCCGTCGGTTCTGCTCCCGTTTACTTACATGATGCGGGCTGGCAAGAACCTCCGCCTGCTCGTAGAAGTCCCCGGCCATGTGCTGGAAGTCGTTCCACAATGGGAACATCCGTTTCACGTTGTATTCTAAGGAGGACGCATCATCGGCATCTTTGATGCTGACAGCGTTCGGCATCAGGGCTGATACGACCGGGTTCACCATGAACTCATCGGCCACTTTGTCCGCCCCAGCCCCAGGGATCATTCCTATCATCCCCCCAACAGCGGCCTCTCCTGCCTGGCCGACAAACGGCAGGTGATGCAAGAACCGTAAGAACGGTGCGTTGGGTCCGCCGAACTCGCCCAGCGACAAGCCGTATGCGAACAGGTTCAACCGGCGCATCTTCCCCAGGATCGGCAGGTAAGCCTCGTATTTCCGTTGAAGGTCGTACTTCTCGTCCATCACTTCAACGGTCTTCATCATGTCGTGCAAGATCACCGCACGGCTGTAGTCCTCCATCATATATTTAGAGAAGTGCCCCACTGTCTTCTTCATAAACGAGAACGGGAAGAAGACCATGTTGACCGACTGTTCCGCCGCTGATCGACCAGTCAGCCCGTAGGTGTAGATACTCCGTGCAGCATCGTAGGCGTCATCGGGGCGTACCCCGGCCTGCAACATCTGCCCATAGGTGGACGCCATCCACGACTGTGGGGAGAACCCGAAGATACCCACCGATGTGAACCAACGGCTCATGTTCTCAATGTTCTCCCAGTCAAAGTCCCCCCGGCCTTTCGCCTGGGCCATGAACGAAGACCGGACCCGCATCCACTCAGCGGTGGCTTCGGTGGCTGCTGACTGTGCGTCGAACCCCCGCTCCCGGTAACCCTTGGCCAGGGCCTTCCTGAACGCTGATGGTGACTGGTTCAACTTCATCCCCGCTGCCACATCAGCACCCACCACTTGCGACAAGGTCATTGCTTCTGCGTAACGGCTCATGTCGAAGATCGGGGAAAGGGAGAACCGTAGGTAGTCCCTCATGTTCACATAATGGTCCCCCATGTACGCATACTTCTGCCAGTCAGTATGGCTGAACAGGGCCTGCGGGTTCCTGAATGGCATCGCCTCCCAGGCCTGCCCCACTTTCGATTTACTACGAATACGACTTACGTCTGCGCTGACACCAGACGCCGTTTGGCCAACCGACGCCCAGCGGGACATTTCTGGGGCCAGCCCCAGCAGTCTGCGGGCCAGCAGTTTGGATGCGGCATTCCCCATAAAAGCGGCTGGCAGCCCTGCACCAACCCCCCATTTCGGGGTGACCCGGTGACCCCCAACGTCGAACCCCCAGGCATTCGGATCTTCCTCCGACGCCATAGAGGTAGCCGCAGTCGCTGGTACCCAGGTGCCCATCCAGGTACCGGCACGGCCCCCGTAGGTCTTACTCCACCCTCTCCGGTAACCAGACTCTGTGGCAAACCGTTTCATGTTCTCCGGCAGAGTACGGAACAGAGTCAGCATTCCCTTGAGCCCATCGCCCTCGTCCCGCATGAAGTCACCTGCCCGGTGCTTGCCCAGGGTCATCGTTGCGTCCAATAGGGTGGGCCGGGACCTGAGATGGTCTTCCAGGTGGGCCAAACCACGCACCCACATGCCCCCCTGTATCTTCCGTGCTTTCTTCAACCCTTCCCACACGGCATGGAACTCGTCCTCCGACAGGCCCAGTTCCATGATCTGTGCTTTCATCTGTTTATACGGCAATGACGCCAGGTCCGGGACGGAATACGGAGTGCGGGAGGCTTTCAACCTGACTCCGAACTTGGTCCCCAGGGCGGTTTCAAGCCCCAACTCCACCCTGTCCAACGCCGCCTGGTTCTCCATGTTGACTTCACGGACGATCTTCCACAGTTTGTCGATAAGTTGCTGAACCCCGTTACTGTTCGGGTCCCCGTCAGCCCACTCTCCCCGGATCCCCGCACCCGCAGTTATACGCTTGGATGTGGTCCCTATCCGGCCACCCTTCCCAGGGATAGCAGCGGAGTATGTCGCTGGCGTGGGGTCAGGGAGTCGGGCAGCATGAGCCGCCAACGCCCCGGCTATTGTCGATTTCGTAGTACGCATCCGCAGGTGGCTCAACCAGTACGGGTTCTGACGGCTCAACCCCAACGTCAACTTGCTGGTGACATGGGCCTGGTGCAACCCCAGTTCCGGTATCAGGTTTCCCAACATGCGTGGATCGGTGAACTCCACGCCGTGAACCACCTTGTACCCCTTGTCCGACAGAGACTGGACAAAGGCCGCACCCCCGGCCCCCTCAAAGGAGAGTGGGTCTATCTCAGCGGCTATCCATTTCGATTCCTCCTGCAACTGGCGTGCCCGTTTCCGGGCGACCTCCACCATGTCGTGTCCAGCGTCAGTCAAATCCTTCAACCCGAACCGGGCCACCCACTCAGGGGAGTTCGCCCAATGAGTGAGGTCTTCGATCAGATGCTCCTCCAACCGCTGTAGTGACAGCGCATTGTCGTCGCCCAGTTCGGCCATCGCCTCAACTATCTGAGCAAACTTGCCTCTCTCCTTCCCACCAAAGGCACGGGCCAACACCCGCTCTCCGGTCTGCTTCTCAGTGGCCAGGATCTGGTCAAGGTAATCCTTGATGATCTTCGGGGTCAGAGTCTTGTCGGATTTCAGTAACTGATCGGTTGCCTCGTCAACAGCCCCAAACACGCCCATGGTCTTCATCTTGCGAAGTGTCCGCAGCATCCCATAGCGATAGTTGACCTGGGCGGCGAACTCAATCGCCTCCTGTTTGGTAACCGTTCCCAGTCGGGCCAGGTGATACCTGCCTTTGCTCTGATCCAGGGCTCGCACCAGCGGGGCGTACATCCCCTTGTTGATCCATTCGATGTATGAGTAGTCTCCGGCCCCCTCACCGAACAGGTGCCCGGCATACGGCCGGGGTCGCTCTGGGTCGTCCCGGGCAAACGGGTACAGACTCAACCGGCGGGCCTTCGGATCGGACAGGGCTTTCAGATACTGGGCACTGTCCAGCCCTCCCCGTGCTATCTCCTCACCCAACTGGTCGGCAGCGGCCACATATTCGTTCCAGTGGGAGAACCTGTCTAAGAAATCGTCGGTGAGCGCCTGCTGTAGGGCGGGCACCGTTTCGGTGTAGCCCCGGGCCCCTCGCATCGGCCGGTTGGCGATCTGCCCCAAATGTGGTATCAGACCGTGCATTTCTGATGACAGGTTCGGATTGCCGGACTCCAAGTTGTTGATGATCTCAGCGATGGTCCCGTCACGTTTGGCGTTGTGGTTGTGGACTACGCCTCTCAATGTGCCTGCACGATCCCCGGCAGCATCACCCAGGATTTCCGGGTCCCACATCCACTTGGACTTCTCAAGATCCCACCGCCGTGCGGTCCCGGCCTGGATGTCACCGAAGTCGAACACCCTGTGGAATCCCTCCATGGCGGGCGGGATGTAATGCTTGAACTCCGGGTTATTGAAGAAATCTTTGATGTCGTCCACGCTCCTGCCGTGGAACGCTGCGTACTCCTCCAGGTTCAGGTCCAATACCTGAGCGTCGGCGTCGGGGATCTCCCCCCTCCGCAACGTCCTGTACCAGGAGTAATCCAAACTGTTCGGGTCCGCCTCACGGATCAAACGGGCGTATCCATCCCCGGTTTTCCCGGCCCTACTAGCCGCTTCGGCGGGGGTCTCCAGGAACTCGTCCACCAACCGGGACAGTTCATGTGCTACGGCTGCCTCATCGGAGGCAAACGTGCCACCGTGCTTCACGGACCCCATCCGGGCCTGAGCGGCTATTTCGGCCAGATTCCCCCGCATATCATGCGGATCCAGGTACCTACTCTGTCCCTCCAACCAATGTTTGATAGTCCCATAAACCGGATTTCTTGCGAAGTTCTCATCCACACCGGCCATGACGTTCGCTGTTTGCCTGGCTGCGTGTTCAATCCCAATCGAATACAGGGCGTGGACATAAGCGGCTCCGAAATCGTCTTCACTCCCGTTGAAGAAGACCCGTGATAGTGCGGCCCCTGGACTCTCCGTCCGGGCGACCTGTTCGTATTCAATAGCCAAATCAGGGTCGTGACGGCGCAGATAGTCCAGAGTGGATTCGTGGAATGTCGCCAGTGCCCTGCTCCCCCTGTGCCCCTTGGCTGCCAGGTGCCTCTTGACGGGGGGGAGAACGAGAGCGGAAGCGTGCAAGGCACGGTTCTTGATCATCCCGGCCCCCCGGATGATCGACTTGATAGTTCCCGGTTCGTAGATGGTGTAGGGGGTGAACATCAGGTCGAAGACAATGTCCCCAGCGATGTTCGACATGCTGCTGGGGTACAGGTACTGGTCTCTCAGTTCGGCAACGATCCCGACATTCTCCAGTTTGAGACCGGTGCCCTCTCCACGATCCTCACCCACCCGTAGTGCGTCCGCCGTTCGGATACCCAGTCCGGTTTTCCACAACTGCTGAAATCCGACCTTTCCGGCCTGGACACCCCGGAGGTTCCTCCAGGCTTGCATCTTGCTCCCAGCCCAAATCGCCTGCTGACCCAAGGTGCTGGTCCCACGCATCCCTATCCCGGGTAGAGCCTGCCCGGCAGCCGCTGCCCCACGGCCCACGACGTTGCCGGTGTATTGCCCCCCGACCCCACCGACCAGGTAGGAAGATATGCCTGAGGGCTTACCGAAGTTGGTCAACCTGGTCCCAGCAGCACCGGTCATCCCCCCAACACCTGTCTCAAACCGTTTGGCGGGTATGACCGCTTTGGCCAACGGCCCAAGGCCTCTGGCCCGACGAGCCGCCTCAAATCCCGTTGCTATACGACTCGCATTGGCTGCCTGGGCCCCCATGGTTAGACCCTTCACGCTCAAGAAGACATTCCCCACACCGGTAGCGAGCAAGAACCAGTTGAGTCCTGGGACCACAGCGTCATCTATGGGCCCGGTCACCATGTCAACAAATGACGCAACCGGGTCATACCAGTGTTCCAGTTCGGCCTCGCCCCAGGTGGCGTTGAGATCACGCCAGAACTTGCGGGCCTTGTCGTCCCAATCCACGAACTCCTGGGCGATCTGGTCGTAGTCCCAGCCCAGGTCGGCTTCAATCATCGCCCTGGCCAGGCCCGGAGGTGACAGCCAGTCGTCAAACAGGTTCGCTGTTTCCTGCACAGACAGCGCACCCTCCTCTCCCCCCTGGAAATCTCTCCTCATCCGATCTGAAACCATGAGGCTGTTGATCGTGTTGTATTCGGGCCTCCACAGGGAACTAGCGAACTCCTCGTCGTCCATCTCTATGTACCCGCCCTGGATGGCCCGCTGCTTCCAGTCCAGCAAAGCGTTACCTGGGATCTCATGTGGCCGGTCCCCGCCCTGTATGGCACTGAACCATCGGGTCAAAAACCGGTTTGTCGGTTCCTGGCCGGGGGCAGCCACCTGTCCCGGGTCCATCCCCGGGAAATCCAGCCTCTGGGGGTCGACTACCGGTGGCATGGTCGTGGTGGGTGGCGTGGTAGTGGGAGGGGTCGTGGCTGGTGACCAGTCGTCCAGAAGCGCCGAAGAGGCTGTTTCCATTTCTCCAGCAGCCCCGTAAAGGAGTGATTCCAGGTTCTGTGACTGTATTCCGGGCAGAATCGCCAGGTCCAGCATGACCTGCTCCGGCAAAGGCGGCATCTGCCAGGTGCCGTCGATATGACGCAGTGTTGTCAAGTTCTGGTCTATCTGTTCCAGGCTCACTGTCTCAAGCCCTCCGGTGCCGTGCCCTGCGAAAATCCTATGTAGTCCTGTATCATTTCTGGCGTTACGTCCTCGTCTGGCGCAAAGACGATCCCCCTGTCGCCTCTGATCGGCTCAAAGTGCATTTGCTTCCCTGTGAATATCGGGTCGGGTATTCCTTCGGGGAAAGCCTCACAGGTCTGTAAACCCTGCGGGTGGTCGATCCCTTCCTTCCAATACTTGCAGAAACGGCAGATGCCTCCAAAGTCACGCATCGAATAATGCCTGTAGGTCTTCTTCTTGCCAGTTTGCCGGTTTCCCCGCCGGGTGCAGCAATCGTTTTCTAGCGTGTGCCTGACCGGTTTGGGCTGCCAACCAATCCAAATACTGGATTAGGTTTCCACGATTCTCCATGGGAGGCATCGGGAAAAGATCGCCCACACCAGTGGTACGGGACTGGGCCTGTTGCAACTCAGCAGACTCCCAGCCGCTCAACGACCAGTGCCAGAATGGGAACTCAGCGGGCCCACCAAACTGTTGCGACGGGGTTGTTGCCTCCACTGTTTCCTTGAAAGCCGCCCCGCCTGTTGGCGAATACGCCATATCCCACAGCATGTCGGTTACCTCAATGGCTATGGCCGGTGCGTCCTGTCCAAGCATCATTGTCATATTGAACGATTCCGCTATCGTTTCCCTCCAAGACCCGGCTGCGTACCGGCCCAGTTCTCTCCTCACAGTCCCCTGGCCCCCATGGCGCATGATTATTCGTGCCAGATGCTCCCTGACCACATGACCGTGACCCATTTCGACGATGGCGTGGTGGAGTGCGTGACCAAACTCATGGACCGCTATCATACTGATACCTACATCGCCTGCGTTCCCGGAAATCTTTACTGCCTGCATGATCTTGTGTCTGGCATCGGATGAGGTTGTAGACAGGCGCAGGGCCCGATTCAACCATTCCAGGTCCCCGTGCCCGAAGACCATTCCTGTGTCTATGTGTATGCCGTTCTTTGGAACCGCCGTTCCGGTCTCATCGAACAGGTGGGACCGTCCAATATCAGACCGGGAACTCACCACATCAGACCAGTTCGGGGCGTGGTAGGTGCCACCAGCGCCATACCCCTTCGCTGCCGCCGAATGCCTAGCCCCAATCCCCAGAGAGCCCTGTAACGCTATGACTCCCGGGAAAACCACCCCACCGTGGCGTTCCCTGAACCATGCGATCCCGGGTAGGTCCCGCATGGCATTACCGGGGACAACGTGCCCCGGACGTTCGGTTAGGGCCCCCCACAGGCCCAGAGCGTGCATGACCATAGTGTGATGGTTCTTCTGATCCAAAGCAGTCCCGTGCACCCGGTAACCGGCCAGTAGGGAGACCTCAGTATCGGGGAATAAGGCGTAGTCGCCTATCAACGTCCTGGCGGCCTCCTTATATACCCGCTGTAGTTCAGGATCCAGTGTGGTGGCTTTGGCTTTGGCGGCTTCAATGTCGTGCCCCGACTGGTGTTGACCGGCAGCGTCCAGCAGGAAGTTCTCTAGTCTTGTCGGATCTCCTCCTTCGTGGTATTCCCGAATGGCCCGATCTAACATGGAACTTCCGTCGTAGTGGTCGTATACCGGTGTGTCAATCCCGGCGTACCCCTGCTGCCTGGCCAACAGTGGTCCCATGTTGGAAAGCCGCCCGGAAATGGACGTTCCCAGTGGGTGGCCCTCAAGTGCTGTGCGGATCGCCGCTGGGGTGGCCCCATACCGGAGCAATAGTTCAATGGAGGCCCACACATCGTTGATTTCCGCCGTGTATTTCGGGTCGTAAATATCGGTTGTCTCTATCTGGAATGGTTCCTGCCGCACCGGGTCTCTGCCAGAACCGACGTATTCGGAGTCGGCTTTCGACTTCACCCGGCTCAGTTCTTTCCCGGCAACATCCTCCTCCGTCATTATGGCCTCACCTGTGCCCATTACCAGATTCTCTTGGCCCCGGTAAGGCCCAATGCCAGTCTCAAAGGTCCCTGGTGCGGCCATTGCATCGTTGGAGATCCCAGTAATGGTCCCTCTCTTACTCACCTTGAAGATCGCCGCCAGGCTGAACCCATCCCAGTATTCGCTGGCCCTCAGGGCTTCCTCCGATTGGGCCATCAACATGGCGGGACGGCCAGTCGCTGAATCCTTGGTAACCGCCAGAACCCGGATTTGTTCACCGTCCACCTTCGACTGGAGCAACTTTTCGGCATTGAGATCCAGGCTCTCCCCTGCACCGACGATGGTCGTTTCCCCGTCTATAACAACAGCGTTGTCTGATTTCCGTTCAACCGTGGCTGTGTGTTTGGTGGATTTCGACGGGAACACCCCGTGGGTCACATCCAGCCGGGCCGCTTCGGAAGACGGCACCCACACCGTGTAATAGTTCTCATCCTCAATCAGTTGTTCGGAGTGTTGGGCCCGGTGAGTCAACCGCTCGTTGCCGTTGGTGTACGAATCCTCCCCCACCTGCACCATCGGGTGTCCGGTTGTGGACCCGTCCAGGTCCGCATACAACCTGCCATGGAAGTAGCCGGAGAGACTTAGAACCGCTTGATCCAGGTCAAGGTTCTCCCACAGGCGTAGAGCCATCGCCGGGTCGGGGATGGACCCCAGTGAGACGATCAGTTGAGTACGACGGGTCGGGGTGCTGGTGCGGACCTGTTGGGTCCCGGGAGCGGTTGCTACGGCCTCGTCGGCGGCATATTGGATGGAGAACTCTGTCGTCCCGGGGTCTCCGATTATCCCGAAAGATGTTCCGGCCCCACCGGTCCCCATGGACACTCCCTCTGCTGAGGGGGTCATCACGCCTGTGTTGTATTGCCCGTCCGCTGTCCAGAACAACGGTGACTCTGCCAGTAGTTCCGATTCGGACGTCAAACCGAACACGGCCCAGGTGCGTCTGGTCTCCCCGTTGGTATCCCGGACGTAGGACGCTACGGGGTCGTAGTTGTTGCGGCGTAACCGGTTCAATAACCGTCGGTCGTCTGGGATCATCACCCAGTTCTGGGTAGCCAGAGGGTTCTCCGAAGCCCTGCGGTGTAGCCCCGTTTCCACTTCGGCGGCTGTCAGCCTGGCAGAGGCCCGCCGGTTTCCCGCTGTGTGGGAAAGGGGCGCTTCTGTAACCTTGACGGGGAAACTGTTGGAATCCAGAATCTGTTGCACACTGGCGGTATCGCCTTGGGCGATCTCAATAACTATGTAGTTGCCAGGTGAGTGAACGTCCGGTATGTCGGGCCTAGTGGACGGGTCGGTGACTTGTCGGAACTCCCCCACGGGGGATGTGACTATGGATGCCCGTTGAACAGTCGCCAGGTCAGCGTTCCTGGAGATACGGGGAACGAAGCGCACCGGGTCCAGTTTGGTGGGCCGGGGCTTGGCCCGGGGATCTATTGTCAGCCCTTCTTTCTTCCCCACGAACAGGCGTGGCCGGGCCTCTATAGGCCGGGCGGTACGCAGTTGGTCTACGACACCGGGGACCCGTGGATCCGCATATACCCGTAAGCCACCTGGACCGCTGGCCACCAGGATCCCCACTCCCGGCTCAAAGCCGTGCGTGTCAGCGATAGTGAACATATCCACATGCCGTGACATGGGGTCTATCAACTTGCCATCCAGTAGATGCAGCGAGTCGGTTATGGAGGGTGAAGTCGGGCTGCGACCTTCCAACTCCTTGAGAACACCGTCATGCCAGACGACCGTCTTATTCCCCGTCATCGAACTGGAGGCTTCCATGACTGGTTGCCAGATACGAGCCTGGGCTTCCACGGCACTGATCCCCATTAGTTCACCAGCCATAACGTGAGCCCGCACAACAGCGTCGTACATTCTTTCGGCTGCGAACATCGGGACAGCCGCCCCGGCAGGGACTGACCCACCGAAAATCTCAAACTCCTCAGACACCCCGCCGGTTTCAGATAAGCGGGCTACCAGGTCGGCTCCGATTGTCGAATGCCAATCGCTGCCCCCTGTCAGCCAGTTGACTTGCGGCACCTGCATGGTGGCTTTCATCCACGGCGGCTCCACGGCATGGTAGAACCCTGTGATCCCCCGGAAAGCGTGAGTGTCTGCTGTGATCACTGCCACACCGAACGGGCTGTTGTGATGTGCCCCTTCTGGGAACAGCCCGTTGTGCATAAAGGCCATCGTCTTGAGCATTCTCAGAGCCTCAACCGGGTTCATACCGGCCAGTATCTGGGAGACTTTGGCTTGGCTTGTTCCTAGAGCAGAGCCATAATCCTTGAACTGGGTCACTGCTGGGAACCCAGCAAGTTGTCGAACCTCGTTTAGTTCCTGTAACTGTGACGCTTCGTCAAGGGTCCCTTGGGTGGCTTCCAAAGCCCCCAGGATGGCCCAGTTGACATTGTCCGGGTTCCATGTAGCACGGGGAGACAGGGCAGAAATAATGGCCCCTACCTGGTACTGCTCTATCCCATATCTTTCAGAAACGACGTTGATTAGTCGGTTCATTTGCGGGTACCACTGTGCTGCCGCCCGACGATGAGTTTCGGACACCGCAACAGATGTGACCCCGTCTTCTATGGCCATCATTGAGCGAACAAAGTGTCCGACCAATGTCCCGAAGTCCATCTTCCACAACTGTGCCTGTAACCCCGCCGGATCTTTGATGATACCGGTTTCCGGGTCGACGTATCGACTGTCCTGTAGAACGTGGATGTTCATTGTCCCTAGTAGGCGACCGTCGGGAGTGGAATAGAACGAGTTCCATTTCATGTTCGGTGTCATGGTCAGGTCTGGCCCACCGTGACGCATCACTACCTGGGCCAGGTCACCAAGGAGACTGAGGAACGTACCCATCTGTGCGGGCCCCGGACTCATGGGGGTGGGTGTAGCGGCATCCTTGAATAGGGTCCCGTCCTCAAACTGGTCCGCCAACTTGAAGAAATGCTCGCCGTGGATCAGCCCGGCGTCCATGGCTTGGGTGTATATGGACAGTGCTTGAGTCGCTGCGCCCATGATCTCCGGGTCAAGGTCCTGTGACCAATCGGTCAGGACCTGGTCGTAGAACGCCCCAGAATGGGTGGTGACCGGGCCACTGGCCGTTTCGTACAGGCCGGTGTTTATCATCAACGTCCCCAACTCGTAGATAAAGTGTGCAAAGGCCGCTTTCTCCGGGTGGGCATCTTCCAAGATCCCAGGAGCGTTGAACGGGGCTACCGTCGTCATAATGTCGGCGTCCCAGTCCGGGAACTGGTCGGCCAGACTGTGTCTCCCCACTGCGTCGTTCCACAGGGCGTATGACAGTTGCTCCATGGTTTTCGCAGTGCCGACCTTGATATGCCGGGGTGACGGCATACCCACCGTGAACGCCAGGCGTTCTGCTTCTATCCCGGTGGCCGCTGTGGCCTGCCGTAACCGTCGGCTCACCGCATCGACACTGGACAGGATCTCCAGAGGTGTCTTCATGGGGATCGTTGGCCGGGACCGGTCTGCTATGGCGGCGGGTGCTGTCCCGGGTAGCGGCGTCGTCCTGTAGGTAGCGGCCAGGTCTTCGTACAGGGTTTCCACCTGTTCTTGGTGCCGGGTCCGCATCTGAGAATGGGCACCCATCCCGACAGTGGCCCCAGCACCGCCCATGAGCCCCATACCGGCGAAGAACGCCAGGGCCCGCTCCAGCGGGTCCAGGTCGTTGCCAAAGTTCATTCCCTCCTTGAGGTCCATAACATCACCCACGACCGGGGTGAACTCAATCATGCTGCGAACAGTCTCACCCAGAGAAGTGCCGACTTCCGGCCTGCTCCCCATGATCCAGTTCGGCATGAACATGGCTGCCGTTGCGCCCAGACCCTCCAGGGGGTTGCGCTTGAAGGTCTGTAGGAGTTTCTCTCTCTCCGGGGGCTGTTGCTGTGGGTCTACCGCCGCCGGGTCTGGTTCGACAGTATGTTCAGGGGCGTGTGGCATCTATCATCATCTCCAGGACGATCTGTGCCCACTCTCTCGTTTCCGACGAAACGTCCTGACTGCTTGCTAGCGCATCCAGTAGGGCGATCCGGGCCTGGGAAATATCCTGTGCCCCGCCACCAGGGGCCATCGGCTGCCCCGGGGCTACGTTGCCCCCACCGGGGTGCATCAACACATCCGGCACACCTGGCGGTCCACCAGGGAGCGGGGCCGCTGGTAGGCCCTCAACCGGTTTGTTCTGGGTGGGGGTTGCCCGTTGTGGTTCTTCTGGTGCTGGCCTTCCGGGGCCACCGGTGGACGGCAACTCCTTCTTTAGCCGGTCGACCTCAACCTTCTCCCCGTAGGTACCGGACTCCGGTTTGTTCATCGACTGGTTCTGAGTCGGCGTCTTGTCAATCGTTAGATCAGCCACGGACTTCTGCTCCGATCATGCCACCAGGGCCTGCGGGTACGCCCATGCGGGCCAGAAGGTTAGACCCCTCAGGCGGCTGTGGCGGACCAGGACCCAGCATCGGCTGGCCACCAGGGCCACCAGGGCCACCTGGGCCACCGGGCCCGGGTGGGCCCATCGGTGCCCCGGGCTGTAGGCCTGGTCCGGCCATCGCCGGGAGCATCTGAGCCTGCTGGGCTTCCTGCGGTTCCACGACCCATTTCTCAAACAAGTCGAACAGGTCGTCGCCCTGCAAGCGGGCCCGGGCGATTTCCACCAGGGCGGAATCGGGGATCGCTCCCTGTTCCAGGCCCATGAGGAGTTTCGCCAGGGCCATGGCACGGAACTTCTCCGTGTCGATCCTGGCCTGCTCCCGGGCCACATCGGTGAGACCGTCCAGGTTCTCCTGCACGAACTCTTTGGACACGAACTCGTTCTGGCTGTATTGGATGTGCAGCACCGCCGACTGGGCCGGGTCTCTGCCCATGCCCAGCCCGTATTCCACTCGCAGCCGGTTGTCCATGTCGATGTCTTTGGTTGGGTTGTATTCCTCCAGGAACTCCTGGTTGCGGAGTATCCCGCCAGCGGTCTTCTCGCCGGGGAAATACTGTTTGTCGACCATGCAGGCGATCCGTAGCGCCTTCTCTAGTTTCGATTGGAGCAACTGGTGGTAGGTGCGGATAGCGGTGTTCATCATCCCCACGGATGATTCCAGGAACTTCGCTGAGGCTATGGCCTGGTCAATCTCGCCAGGGCGGGACTTCGGCCACCGGCCCCCCAGGTGGATCCCGTCCATCAACTGGGCCATGTCGGCCTGGACGTTCAGTGAAGAAACTGCCGGAGGCACACGCCCAATAGCGCCCTGTGGGCCTAACTCAATGTAGGCACCCCCACCGTAGGGCATCTCGCCAATCAGGTCCTTTACGAAAATGTCGGAGTAGACCGCTTGGTCCGCATAGTCCAACACCATCGCCATCAACCTGATGTGCGCCTCCAGCAGACCAACTACCTGGTCGAACTGGCCACGGAACTCACCGTCAAGGGTGATCCGTGAACCAATCACGATAGGGCATACCCCTACGGGGTTCTCTATCCGCTCCAGTTCGACCGGATAGAGGGCGTAGTCGCCGGAACTAAACCGGTGGAAGGTGTCGTGGTTGCCCTGGTACATACCGCAAAGCAGATATTCGTGTTCGTCGTAGTATTCGACCAGCACAACCTTCGTGTTGTCGTCCACCTCGCCCAGGCCATTATTCCCAACGAAGTCCATCAGGATCGCCTGGTAGTCCGGCGGCAACTGCGTGTAGAAGACCTCCCTTCCGAACATCACCTTGCTAATAGCATCCCCGGGCCGGAAACCCGGTTCCGGGTAGCACGTTCGTGGGTCCCGGCGTTCAATCAGCGGTATCCGCTGGTCGAAGTCCGGGCTGATCGACCAGACGCTGAACCCGTAAGCGGCCATGTCCATGACGGCCCGGGGGATCAGCAGGTCAATACCGTTGGCCTGCATGTACGACGTAGCGACCCGCTCCATGCGGGAGGCGACCTTCTTCGCTGACTGGGTGGCCTTAGCGGGCTGAACCCGGATAGTGGGAATCACCGACGCTGCTTCTGCGGTGTCCTCCAAAGCGACCTGGATCATGTTCGGAGACCGTGAGGTCACGTTCTCCTCGTCCGGGTCGAACTCGTCAAAGTCGCCCTTGACGGTGCGGTCTATAACGTCGATCCTCAGATCACGTTCCGTGTACCGCTGCCGCCAGGCGCTATACATGCTGGGAAGTTTGTCAATCTCCAGCATTGGTTCTCTGTCTTTCCGCCAACTCTAATAAGTGGCGCTCTGTTCGGGACATGGGTCGGCCGTTACGGGCCTCAAAGGCCCGGTCTCTTATGTCCTGCTCCGTGGATTCCCGTGGGGCTGTGAAATACAACGGCTCTCCATCGTCCAAATAAGTGCCGCAGACGATGTCTCCGTCGGCGGCTTGGTCTTGGGCCTTCTGGAAGGCCCTTGCGTTCCTACGTTTCTTCAACATTACATTCCCAGTGTCAACAATGAAAGCGTCACCGATCCGACACGAACCCTTCGACGTTCACGAACTCCGGTCCCGGGTCTTCCTCAAACTCCTCCACTTCCTCATGGGCCTGTGGCGAGCCTAGTGTAGACCGCCGGTAGCCCCACTGGCCCCTGGTCATATGTCCCGCCCTCTGGTCACGCAACTGGACCCTCCGAACGTCCTGGCTCTGGAAGTCCACGATATGCCGACGGCGTCGGATCCGGTTCGGGACCTTCATCCGCTCGTTGAACAGCGGCAGATGTTGCCGATTCAACAGGTCACGGCACCCCAGGTCCGCAAACCAGGTTGACATCACTCTGTCAGACACCATCCCCATGGGGAACGCCACGAACTCCTCAATGGTGGGCTGGAACAACTTGCATGTGGGTGCGTTACCCCACGGTATGGAGAACATCTCCGCCGACATCAGCGGGGCCAGGGACTCCACACCGAACTGCGGGTCCCACTTGTTCTTATGCGTGGTGTGTGGTACGACCCGGACCCCTTTCTTGGCCAGGTACTGGATTATCTCCGTGTTGTATTGCACCAACTGGGACTGCAAACCGTTATTCTCCACCCGCCACTCAAACAGCGGGTACTGCTCAGTCCACGAAATGATCTGATCCTTCATCTGGGGCGCTTTCATCGACTTGACCGCCACCTGGTCAACCAGGAAACGCTTCCCGGACTTGAGATCCACCCCAATCAGCGAAAACGCCGTGTACCCCGAACTCTTATTGCCCCCCGCCGGGTCCAAACCGGCTATCAGCCGCCAATCAGACTCGTAGTGCCCGATGGTCCTGGAAGTGTCCTTACACACATCCAGCAGATCCTGCGTGAACGACGCACCCAGGCCAGGGATGTCGACGTTCTGGTACACCAACTGGAAGTCAGCGGCCCGCATCTCCGACCGGTGGATGATGGCCTGCTCATACGGGAAATGGTCCGGCCATAGAACCTCCTCGTTCGTGTCGTCCTGGATGCACGAATAGCGCAGCACCTCATAACCGGGCCGACTGGCCAGCGTTGAATAGATGTCGCCGGGCGACACCCGGGTACCAACCCAGATCGCTTTGCCTTTCTTCCCGATCCGGGACAGGGCCTCCTTGTCTATCCACTCCAACATGCCGACCACCCGGTCAGGGTTGCGCTGGTTCTCCAGCGTGGCCACATCGTCAAACTTGATGATGTCGGCCCGACGTCCGTAAATCTGAGCGCCCACACCCAGCACCTGCACTGTCGGATCCTTCTCAGCGGTTGTCCGACCGGCAATGTATATCTGCTCCTGGTTCCACACGGCCTGCGCCCCCTCCGGGCGGAACGGCCCCCAGTCTTCAATCAGGTTGCCTCCGGCCCCCTCGTAGAGGTCCGGGTTGCATAGCAGTTCGTTGATGGAGTGGAGGAACGTCCGGGCGAACGGCAGCGACTTCGACACGATCAGCGTCCGCAGGTTCGGGTTCTTCACCAGCGAATAGATGGTGTCCTTCACCGTGACGTTCGTGGACTTGGAATGGTACGGCGGCAGGTTGATTACGATACGGCGGGAGTCGCCATGGCAGGCCTGGGCCATGTCCCGGTGGAACTCCGGCATCTCATGGTGCTTGTCGCAGTCCGGGCAAACCCACTGCCCGAAATACCGNTGGTCGAACTCCTCAAAGGTCCCCACCCGGCGCTGNTCGTTCAGGCCCAGNGGCGAAATCTTTATGCCCGCNTTAGCGGCCTCCACNCGGGCCTCCCGNTCNTGNCGGGCGACCTTCACCTTCTTGTTCAGGTGCTGTCGGGANANCCCGTACTCCTTGGCGGACTCCACCTGGGTCCAGCCGTCGTCCATGACACGCTTGACAGCCGCCTCAAAGCGGCGGTGCTTAGACCAGTTGGCGTGAGGCTTGCTCACAACGCCCTACTGGCAGGATTCGCAGTAATCGACCTCATCAACCCCGCACACTAGCGGGGTGTCGTCCTCAAAGGGATCGACAACCGGGGGTGCATCTAGGTCCACCTACTTCTTCTTCGGAACCTTCGGCCCCGTCTTCCCTCTATAGTTGATCATCTCGCCGGTTCGTGGGGGTGTTCGGCCACGACGATCTAAACGGGCACCGATCTTGTGCATGTCCGGTACCCGGCCACTGCCAGGAACCCCGGACCCCCACATGCCGCCCTTCTTCTTCTTCATCCCTCTGCTGATGCGCTTCTTGGGAGGTTTCGGTAGCCGTCTAATACTCACTGGAACCGCCTCGCTCGCCCGGAGCCCGGCTTCACCCTGGACTGCCGACGCTTCCACGCCCGCATCTGCTGGCCCGCTCCACCCTTCTGGGAGTTGCGATGTGCCGAGTAGGCCCGGCGTTCTCCAGCGTCAGCAGCACCCACCATCATGTTCTGCCAATATCTACTGTGGGGGCTTTTCGGAACCCCGTCGGTTGTGCGGATGTTGTTCGGGTCGGTGTACCTACGACCCCGCCTGGCCCGGTTCTTGATAGCCCGGATGGTCTCCCGCTGTTTCTTACCCATGCAGGTACACCCTAGTACGCCTTCCGCCTCTTATGCGAGACCTTCTTACCAGTCTTGCGAGCATACCGCTTGGCCGCTGTTCGGCCTTTCTTGGAGTACGAGAAGTGCCTGCTGCCTACTTTGGGCATTCGGGCTGCTCCTGTTCCTGTAGCGGCTCCGTAGGAGCGCCGCTCCTGGACCGGGCTCCTGTCCCAGGAGATTATACACAAGGGACCCGGCTCCTGGTACTAAACAGACAGGAATCTTATCTGTATTAGCGACAGGTATGTGTCGGACTGTCACCCACACAGATGGATGCCCCCTCCTCCGCTCCTGGGCCGCAGATTTATGGACCCGGGTTCGCCGTGGGCCGCATTTCCCCAGGTCACAGGCCCATTCGGCCCTGGCTGCTGCTGTGACCGACCGACCCGGTTGACCAGTCCGTGTCAACCAGGCACCAGGGCCTGGTCTCGCCGCCGTCGCAGGCCTGGTGGTCGTCCCAGGGGGATGGCCCGGCCGGGTGGTCATGCACCATGCCCGTGTCACCTTGGCCGGTGGCTGGCGTGTGCTTGGTCCTGGTCCTGGGTGCGCCCTGGTGCGTGGTGCTGGACAGGCCAGTGGGCACCTCGCCGGGTGCGTCCGGTGGGCTCGCCGCTTGTGAATGTGTGCACAAAGTCCGAAGACTCACTGCTGTTTTGGGCTGTTTCTGATGGGGTGTCAGAAAGATTTCTTTTGTGGTCTGACCTGCGTCTATGTGGTCCCAGGCCCTGAGGTGGTTGTGATTCGCCAGTGACGGTCGATAGCGTCCGGGGCGCCCCGCACCACAGGGGCGTTCCGGCCACATACCTGCCGGTCCATCAGGAAGCGCCGGGAGTGGCCCGACCAGGATTCGGTCCACTTATCTTCGCCCGGCCGATCAGCACCAGAGGAAATGGTGAGTGGGTTCCCCGAAGGATGGCTTGAACAAGAGGCCGCTGGACGGTGCCCTTATCGGTGGAGTTGGTATCCACTGACTGGATGACCCGGAGCGAGGTTAGGGAAGCCTCCCGCTGGGATCATTGGCACAACCTCCTCCTCGTTCAGGTCGTATTCACAGGCCTGCTGATGAGGCCTCAGTCAGGCCGAAACTTGGAGGAAATCATGTTTCTATTCGGTGTCCTAGACCAGTCAATCTTGTTGATCTGCTTGGTGGCAGGCTGCGAGATTCAGGACTACCTGCCAGTGCCCCGACGGTTCCGCTGCAAGGCAGTGGGAGCCGCCCTGGGTGCCCTGGTGGGCAACGGGATAAGCGATGGCGTGGCAGGGCTCTCCATGGGCCTCTCCGACGCCCTGGCAGTCACTGCCGGTTGCATGGTCGTGGTGCCCGCACTGTTCTTGGCAGTGCGTCGCCTGGCCGCAACCACCGCCTGATCAGAACCCACCCTGGTGCGAGGCCAGGGCAGGCACGATTGACACATCCGTGTCAACCAACGAGGAGGTAAGTAATGAGTATGAACGAGTGCGTTGCAGCGACCACCCCAGAGGACGACTACATGGTTGACGTCAAGAATGCTGTCTACACCTGGGTCCTGGTCAACCATCCTGAGGTCATCGAAGATGCCCGCCAGATGATGCAGCCTCAAGAGCCCGGCGAGGAGGGCTACCACGCCCGCCCCGCCGCCAACGGCGGCATGGGATCAGGCGGCTACCTGATGAACCACTTGACCGGCAAGTCAGAGTGGGTCGAAGACATCGGTGACTACGCCTAAGCCCACCACCCCGGAACAGCATGCCCCCAGGTGCGAGCCCTGGGCCGGGACGATCCCAGGACCTTCCTGGGGCCAACGAGGAGGAACACAATGAACGTCACATTTCAGGTACAGGTCCAGGTCAACAGTGTTGAGTGGGCCAAGACATACGGCATCGACTTGGGGCAGGACTGCGGGTCATTCAGGGCTGATGTCCTGAACGACCTGGAGGGCTACTTCGCCAATGCCGTGAACCAACTTGAGGGTCCAGTAGAGATCGTCAAGGTCGACACACTGGCGGCGGCTTAGCCACCACCACCCCTGACTGGCAGAGACCCAGGTTCGACTCCTGGGCAGGGACGACTGACACAGCAGTGTCAAGTCAACGAGGAGGTAAGTAATGAATGAAACAACCAAGTCAGTCCAGGTATCGGACGTCACCACCAAGGTGCTGAACGACACCTGGCGGGCCATCCAGGCCAATCACCCGGAGGTCCCTGATGTGTTCCTGGTCGTCAAGTCGACGGGCAGGTGCCGACGGGGCACCGTCCTGGGTCACTACTCCTACGCAGCGTGGGATGTGGCTGACACCCAGACACCTGAGGTGATGGTCTCCGGCGAGTGCTTCGCCGGTGGCGCTGAACAGGTCCTACAGACCCTTCTCCATGAAGCGGTCCACGGGCTGGCCAGCGTCAGAGGCATCAAAGAGGTCAGTCGCCAGAACCGCTATCACAACAAGCGGTTCAAGGCTCTGGCCGAAGAGGTCGGGCTCGCCTGGCCAACACTGGTTGACGAGCAGATGGGTCTTTTCAACGGGTTCCAACATGCCCCAGATGAGACCATCGGCTACTCCAGCGTTCGCCTCACCGACGAGACCATCACCAAGTATTCGGCCAGGTTGATCTGGCTCCGCACGCTGGGTGTCTGCAAGGGCAACCGGCGAGTGGCCAGCATCACTCCAGGCCCGAAGCGCATCCTGACCGGATGCAAGTGCAAGGACATCACATTCGGCCATGTTCAGTGGGGCGTAGTTGCTCCTCTGATCTGCGGCAAGTGCCGTGGCCAATACAAGCGCCTCCCCCGGGACGGCGAGCGGTGCCCAGACGAGGACTGCGGGATGTATTTCGGTCTCGCTCCCGGCGAGGGCGGCGTAGGCCTCCACCAGGACCCCCGACAGGGAGTCTGGTTCACCTCTGAGGGTGACGAGATGGACTACGACGACCACTACCCGGAGACCTGGGCAGCGACCAACAACGGGGCTTTCTGAGCCCCACTCCAACGAGGAGGCACCAATGCACAACGAATAAACACAGGTGGCCTAGCCACCTACCCCTGACTGGTTCGGCCAGGGCCACCGGTTCAACCCCGGGGCAGGGACGATTGACACACCCGTGTCAACCAACGAGGAGGAACCAATGAACAACACAACCAACGTCCAGGTCTCTGACGAAACCGTCAGGATCCTGAACGACACCTGGCGAGCGATTCAGGCTCTCAACCCTGACGTTCCCGACGTGTTCCTGGTCGTCAAGTCGTCTGGCCGCAAGCGGGGTGGAACCACCCTGGGCCACTACTCCTACTCTGAGTGGGAGGTCGGTGAGGCCCAGGCACCAGAGGTGATGATCTCCGGCGAGTGCTTCGCCGGTGGCGCTGAGCAGGTTCTCCAGACCCTCCTCCATGAGGCGGCACACGGGATGGCCCACGCCAGGAAGATCAAGGACACCAGCCGCCAGGGCCGCTACCACAACAAGCGGTTCGTAGCCCTGGCAGAAGAGGTTGGCCTGGAATGGCCGACCCTGGTCGACACGCAGATGGGACTGTTCACGGGGATGCCATATCCCCCGGACACCACCATCGGCTTCTCGTCGGTCCAACTCTCCCAGGAGACCATCACCAGGTACTCCGCCAGGTTGATCTGGCTCCGCACGCTCAAGGTCTGCAAGGGCCAGCGCCGTGGACCCAGCATCGACCCTGGTGTCCGCCGCATCCTCACCGGATGCGACTGCAAGGAGATCACGTTCGGTCACGTTCAGTGGGGCATCGTTGCCCCTCTGCTCTGTGGCCTCTGTGATGGCCAGTACCGACGCCTCCCCAGGGACGGCGAGCGGTGCCCGGACACCGGCATGGTGTTCGGCCTGGCTGAGGCAGCCACCCGTGGGATGGACCAGGACCCCAGGAATGGGTTCTGGTTCACCGATGACGGCGACCTGGTCGACTTCTGCGACCACTACCCGCCCACCTGGGCGGAGAGCAACAACGGGGTTCTCTGAACCCCGCCCCTGAACAGCATGCCCCTGGGTGCGAGCCCCAGGCAGGGACGATTGACAGGAACCTGTCAACGCAACGAGGAGGAACCGATATGGCAATGAAAGAGATCATCACGGTCAAGGTCCCGACGGTCCAGGTAGGCGACATCCTTTGTGGCACCACCTGGAGCAAGGACGAGGGCACAGGTACCGCCTGGACCCCGGCCCACAAGATAGTCGGTGTCGCCGGGACCAACGCCGTCGTGGAGGCGCACTACACCACCTGGTGGCTGGTCACTGAATGCCTGGAGAGTGGCTACCAGGACGACCTGGGCCCCTTCGGCACTGACGACGAACTGCATGTGGTGGCCAGGTCCGCTGGTGACGCCCTGATCGGGCGTGGCAAGCACCTGTAGCGACTAACCCCAGACCAGCAGGCTCCCCGGTGCAAGCCCGGGGCTGGGACGATTGACAGAACCCTGTCAACAACGAGGAGGAACCATGTTCATGTTCGGAGCAAT